CCCGGGTGATTTCGTTATCGCCGGCCAGGTATTCAAAGCGGCCGGTGTTGATGACATCGAGGGCTTTAATTACCAACTGGTTTTTCATGTCCATGCTGTAATGGATGGGCGTGGCGTTGGGGTAAAAATCAATGACCTTTTCATACACGCCGTAACCGATGCCGGTGGTATCAATGCCCAGATGCACCACGTTATGCGCGTCGATAACTTCCTGGATGCGGTTGGCTTGGTAGGCAAAGTTTTGACCGTGGTAGCTTTTAGTCAGTAGTGCCCGCCATTTGTCGCGGGCATTTAACGGCACGGCCATCACAGCCAGGGAGGCGTTATCGCGTACCCGGCTGGGGTCGTAGCCTAATGAAACCGGTTTATTGGCAAAGGGCCGCTCGGAATCCGCTTGGTAGTCTTTCCAGCTGTCAGCGTCCACCGTGCAATCCAGCAGTTTTTGCAGGCTAAATACCGACTGGCTGTCGTCGATAAACTTGCACATGAACAGATTGGCGAAATCGTCTTCGCTGTACTCGATCTGCAGCTCATCGATATCAAACAAATCACAGCCCTGCGCCTGCGCGTCTTTGACCGTGACCATGTGCCGCCACTTCTTATCCGGACCGTAAAACCCGTCTTTCAGGGTTTTGTGCGATACGTCAAACTCGATCCGCTTGTCGTCGGGCTTGCCTTTGTTAAAGTCCTCGCCAGACCATTCGCTGTAGGCTTCGTGGCTGGTGGCTGAGGGTGTGCTGAATAGCGTCGTCGTCCATTGTTTGTGCGCCGCCATACCGCTGGCAACTTTGCGCAGTTTTTTGAATTTTGGTATCCAGAAAAATTCGTCGATGTATAAATCGCCGTGGTACGACTGCGCGGTGTTGCTGTTGGTGGATAAAAACCGCAGTTCCGCGCCGTTGCTTAGCAAAATAACCGTGGTGCCTTTCAGTTCCAGCTCAAAATGCTGCAGCGCAAAGGCAATGATGTAGGCTTTGAATACTTCCGCCTGGTCCCGGCTGGCTGACAGGAATATTTGGTTTTTGCCGGTGACGATGGCTTTATTAAATGCTTCCCACGCGAAGTAAAACGTGGCGCCGATCTGCCGACTTTTTAAAATAATGCGGGTGCGGTCGTTGCGGTGTTCCCACCAGGTTTTTTGATAGTCGTAAAACAGCTGGTTGCGCACGTCATCCAGCAGTTGTTCGGTGATGCCGGACACATCGTTTTTAATTTTCTTTTCCCGACCGGCTTTTTTTTCTTTGGGCGCTTTGGCCGTGCCTTCTTCTTGCGGTTTGTCGGTGGTCCAAGTGTGGCTGCCCATGGCCTGGGCATAGAGTCGTTTGTTGAGCTGGATGGCGTCGGTTTCTGCGCCGAGATTTTGCGCCACCTTCAAATCTTTCTGCAACTTGCCGAAGGTTTCCACCAGTTTTAACAGTTCGCTCAACTCGTCCGGTGTTTTGTCGTCCAGTTCTGCCAGGGCATTGATGCGCCGGGCCAGGGTCATTTCTACCAGTTCATCCGGTGAGGTGTAATTGGCGCGCCATTGCTCAGTCGATGACCAGCGTTCCAGCGTGCGCTGGGCAATGCCGGTCCGTTTGGCCACGTCTTTTAAGGTCATGCCCTTGACGTAATGCTGACGAGCCAACATTTTGATGGATGGCGAATGCTTCATGGTTTTCCTGAAATGGGTTTACACTCATTATCAGGTGTTTAAAAACGCAAAACGCCCGCAATATTTGCTTAAAATTCCTATAGTTGGCGTATAGGTACAGGTAGGAAAGGCCGGCATTGCAGCAGCGGTGCAAAGCGTTACTCTGTGCGTCAATTCCACCCGATTTAGAGTGAAACATGGCAGGCAGAGTCTTACAGACCGATTTTAAACGCATAGGCGTTTCTGGACCTACATCCGATGGCCGCGTGGTTGATCCGTCCTGGATCGATGAAATGGCAGAAACCTACGACCCGGAAAAAACCTTTAAAGCGTTGATCTGGCCTGATCACATGCGCTACATGAATTACGGCTCTGTCGAAGCATTAAAAGCCACGACAGGCGCTGATGGCCGCCGCGAATTGTGGGCTGTGTTAGCGCCCAATATGTCGTATCAATCCGACAACAAATTCGACCGCAGGCTGTTTACCAGCATGGAAATCACCTTTGACTTTGCCAAATCCGGCAAATGCTATCTGACAGGCCTGGGGGCGACCGATGAACCGGCCAGCCTGGGTACCAGTGAGATTAAATTCAATAAACACGCCGAAGCGGCTGGGATGGTCCTGTCTGGATTCATCGAATCTGAAACCAAAACCTTTACCGAGCAGCAGCCATCAACCCTGCTGGATCAAATCAAATCATTATTTACCAATCAACCAGAGGATGCAGAGATGGCAGACAAAGCCGCTTTAGAAGCACTAAAAACGGAGTTGGCGGCAGTCAAGGAGATGCTGTCCAAATTACCCGCACAACCCGAAGCCGATAAACCGGCAGACAAGACAGAAGACCAGTTCAGCGCATTGATTGCCAGACTGGATGCGTTAGAAGCCAAATTCAGTGCCAATCCTGCACCAGCAGCAGGCGATAGCCCAGCAGGTGACGCGGTTACTGAGTTAACAGCCAAGTTTGATGCCCTTGAAGAAAAGCTGAACCAGGCGCTGGAAGAACAACCCGGCACCAACGGCGGCGAACATTTTGGCGCTGGTGAAAACAGCAGCGATTACCTGTAAGGGCTGTAACGGACCTACGCACTGCGCAACTATTAAGGAACACTCATGAACTTATCAATTAATTCCCGCGCCAGAGTCAACGCTTTGTTTGCAAAAACCGCGATGGCTTACGGCATTACTGCCCGCGATCCTGACATCGGCCAAAACTTTATGGCTACGCCAGAACAGGCGGTGGCTATTTTCAGAAAACTGCAGGCAAACCCAAGCGCAGCTGCATTATTTGCCGCCACGCCGCAAATGCAACAATCATTGCAGCCTAAAGCCATTCAATTGGCCAATCCGTTTTTCTCACAGCTGCCAATGGTGCCTGTAACAGAAACCACGGGTCAAAAAGTCATTTTGGGCTTAACCGGTCGCGTGGCCAGCCGTACCAACACCAGTTCTAACGAGCGTGTGCCTAAACGTCTTAACCAACAAGACAACCAGGATTACACCACCAAACAAACCAACTTTGACGTGGCGCTGTCCTACGCTGATATTGATGCCTGGGCAAAATTCCCCAACTTTGAAGCCTTGTACATGCAAGTCGTCAGAGAGGCGATTGTCAACGATATGCTGGTAACCGGCTGGTACGGTACATCGGCAGCGGCAGCAACCAACATTGTTACCAATGCCAACCTGCAAGATTTGAACGTTGGCTGGCTGGAAAAAATCCGCACCTTCAACAGCACCTCGCAACACGTTGGTTCTGGTGTGTCCATTGGCGCGACTGGCACCTACAAAAACTTGTCTGAAGCGATTCATGACATTAAGCAAGTGGTGTCTGCGGCCTTCCGTTATCGCGGTGATTTGGTGGCCTTGGTGGGTGACAACTTGCTGGTTAATGCGCATGACAAGTTTTATGAAGTTCATGGCAACACCCCAACCGAAAAAGCGGCGATTAATGGTGTAGTGACCTCTGACTTTGGTGGCTTGCCAACCTTCAGCCCGCCGTTTTTCCCGAACGGCACCATCGTCATTACGCCGCTGTCTAATTTGGCTGTGTATTACCAAGACTCCAGCGTGCGTAGAACCCAACGCGACTGGCCAGCGAAAGACGAGGTGCAAGAGTTTAACAGCATGAATTTGGCCTATGTGGTGCAAGAAGAGTTTGCCACCGCGATGGTCGAAGGCATCACCCTGGTTTAAGGATAGCCATGGAATACACCAGCAAAATTGCGCAGATTAAACAGCAACAACTGCAGGATGCAGCGGAAGGCAAGGCATTGTCTGCAAATCCCGCGCCTGTGCCTCTGCGCAGGCTGGCAGCTATCAAAGCCGAAGAGGTAGCCAACGGCGAACAGTATGCAGCTCAGCCGGAAACCGCTGACCTTGCTCCGGCAGCAACGCCGGCTGAACTGCAAACCCTGGAACACTACCAAGCCGCCCTGTCTGCCGACCTGGCGAGTTTGGCCGTGCTGAAAGACGTGGTGGAAAAGGCCAAAGCCAAAGCCGCTATGTTGGCGACCTATTGGCCGTTTGTGAAGGCCTACATCGACAACGGCGACAACTACCCGAACGACATTGCCGTTAGGGTGTGTATCTGGCTGTTTGATACGCTGGACATCGAGCGCGGTTTGGATTTGGCGTTAGTGCTGATCAAGCAAAACCAGCACACCCCGACCAAATTCGACCGGGATCTGCAGACCTTTGTATCCGATGCGATATATGACTGGGCTAACGCCATGTTAAAGGCCGACCAGTCAGCAAGTCCGTATCTTGATGCCTGGGTGGCTGCAGTGGATAGCGAACAGATGTCACTGGCACCGCCGGTGCAATCCAAGCTGTACGCCATGCTGGCCAAACACAAAAACCGCGTCGGTGAGTATCAAACCGTTATCGCGTTATGTGAGAAAGCCGAACAGGTCAACCCAGAAGGCCACGGCACAAAAGGCTTAAAAGCCGCTGCGGTGGCTAAATTAAAAGAAACGCTTAAGGACGAGTAACAACTCCTCAAGCCCTGCCTAACAACCACCACTCGAGACTCGATCCCCCTCGCAGTTATCGAACGGTTGTTTTGGTAGGCACTGATTAGGACGCACATGCGCAAACGTCACAAACAGCACCCTATCAACCCTGCTTTTTTTTGGCTGGCTTTGATGCTGTTGGTGTTGGCAGCCGGTTTGATTGGCTGGTATTGGATAGCCCTGGTGCATTTTGGCTATGGCATCCCTAGTCGCTGGTGATGCAGGCCACCGCGATCGATTGAAACGTCTGCTCCACGGGGTGACTCATGGACATAAACCTGAACATCAATTGCCGTGACAAACGGATTGATGATCTTTTAACCACACTCAAAAACTTAGGTGAACAAATGGCCGGTGTAAAAGAAGTAATCGACGCAGTACGCGCAGAACAAAACCTGATCAAAGGTGCGTTGCAAACCATTGAATCGTTGGTGGTAGAAGCCAAGCAATTGTTGGCACAAGGCGACCTGGAAGGCCTGGATGAGTTGCTGACCGAAGTGCAAGCCAACAGCGAAGCATTAGTGGCAGCCACCCTGGAAGGTAGCGAAGCCGCGCATTTGTTGGATGCAGCAAACGGCGATCCAGTAGCGGCTGAGTAATCACCTCACCGTAAATGAAATGGCCTGTGATGCTAACGCGTTGCAGGCCTTTTAACGGATAAATCCATGAGCCTAACCGGTAAACCCTCACTCACCACCCCGTCACCGTTCGTGAATGACGGCTTTTGGCCTGATTTAGATATCGGCCAATTGATGAGCCGTTACCGGATACCGGCAGAATACGCCGACGACACCATTAAATGGGGGCTGACGCTGGCACTGGTCAACGTCAATATGGAATTGGAGCCGGTTAAATTCGCCATTATCGAACTGGGCTACACCACCGCGGACGCTTACATGCTGGCCAATCCGCACGACATCAATAACGACGATCAGCTGGCGATTATTTACAGCCACGCCGTGTACGCCTATGCCAAAGCACAGCTTTTGCAACAATTTAACAGCATGAACCGCCGGGAAAACGCCGCCAACGCAGCCAAAGAAGCCCCGGAAACCGAACACTACTGGCTGGACCAATCCGCCGCCGCCGTGCAAAAACTGTTCGCACAGTTTCTGCCGCAGACAACCAAAACATCCACCGCAGGCGCTTACGTGGCGTTGCTTTAATTGAATGGGATATTGATATGAGTGACGTTAAACAAAGGCCGATTGCAGACGCTGTCAATGCTAATGATTGGGTGGTAGTGCAAGGTGATGCTGCTGGATTTGGAGATGAAAAGCGGGTTAAGGTGTCTGATATTTTATCAAACATTGATTTAGGCAATAAAAACCTAGAGTTTAAAGCCAGAGTATCGCCAGATGGCTCACGTGTTTTATTAACGTATCCATACCCAGTAAAAACCACGTCAGGGACTATGACAGGCTGGAAAGTGTGGGTTAATGGCAGACCCAATGAAATCACATCAGTAATTGGCACGTCTGAACTGATTTTGACAGTGCCAATATCCAGTGAGCTGGATAAAATCCAAATCACATACGATAACGAATCCGGTAATGTTGTTAGAGAGATTGACGCTGTTAACACAGACACATTCATTCAACCCTCAGCGAACAAACACTGGAAACTCAAGCCGATAGGCTGGCAAAACTTCATCATTTGGGATAAAGACGACAGTTACTATTATGCGTGCCGTTCCGGAAGCGGTGTCAATAGGTTATACCGCATCCCTACCAGTTTAGACATCACCAGCAGGACAGTATTTGATTCAATTGGTATTAATGACCATTTAATAGATTTTTTCAGCCTGTACAACATGCAGGTTATCGGTTGCCATGTTGGATTAAATCCTGGTGACGTTTTTGCAATTGTGCATAACAACAATATAGGTGGTGTGGCAGCTGCCGACATGCGCGGCCAAGTCTGGCGATCATCCGATTACGGTACAACCTGGAATATGGTGCTAAGACTCGGTGATGTTGATGGTACGAATGCTAATTGCATACCAAAAGTTTACCTGATGGATGGAAATCGCGGGTTCTCGATTGTCGAGTTAGAGGGTGTTAAAACCATTTTGCTAGGTGAATACTCACTGGCAGACCAGACGCCAGGACATACGCAAGGCGGGCCAAAAGACTGGATAAGAATCTGGAAATCCACTAATGGTGGTGTTACGTGGTCAGAGCTTGTTCGCTGGAATGATGGAAAGCGGTGCTTACGACATATTCACACAATTCAGCAAAACCCCTACAACAAGAAGATTTACATTGCTGTAGGTGATGCCAATGAGTCAGATCAGGTTTTTGCTACTATCACTGGATACACCAGTGCAACACAGGTCTCTGTAAGCGTCGGTGGTTCGGCGTTGCGCTCTGCGGCGGCTGGCAAATGGCGGTTAAGTAGAACGGATATGGTTGGTGGTTACACACAGCCAGCAGCAGCTGTCAGTTTTTCATCAACAACAGCACTGGCAACCGGGGTAACAGCAACTGCAACAGCAAACGCATTTACGGCTGATGATGTTGGCAAGGTGTTAATTATCAACGCTGATAATGTACAAGACAGGCACGACTCAGCAATCATCATTTGGGACGGTGTTTCACAGTGGCAAAACAACCTTCGACACGAAGAGTTGAACAAGCTTGAAGGCTTCACCGTCCTATCATCACACGATAAAAGTGACGTTCACGGTGGTCAAAAGTACCGAGCATCGGACATATTTTTTGATGACGAGTTTTGTTATTACAGTACAGACACCGATTACCAGATCACATATACGACTGGTCTGTATCGTATGCGACACGATGGCAGCGAGTTGATCAGAATCAATAACGATTGGGGTCTAAATAGTAAAAGACATACCCCTTGGTTGGGTACACAAATCAACGGAAAAATGTTGTTCACTGATTACTGGTCGGATGGTACGAACGTCGATCAGGATTTAGGCATTTGGACACCGAATCCAACCAATGACATTTGGTCAAAATCCGCAAGGGTGGGTATGGGTGCTATAGCGTATGCAGCACCGTGGTCGTTGTTCAATGATGGGGAATTAATCTATTTGTCAGTTGTTGGTAATGTTGCTGGACAGATCAAACAAGGTACAGTCATATTTAAGTTTGATGATACAGATCAATATTGGCTGAATGATGAACCAATCACCTTAGCACCACTATTCCATGTTGATGGAACTTTGGGTGTTGATAACACCGATGATGATAGAGGTCGTTTCAAGGATAGACCGTTTGCAACCTTGAAGTATGCTTTGGAAAGTAATAGAGTTCCTCAGGGTGCTAATATCCTTGTTAATGATAGTTCTGCAACATCCTCTGCTCTGATAACAGTAGCTACCAACTTTGCCACTAATCCAGGTCAAGCCGGTAAGGCTGTGACAATTACTGGTAAGGGTAAAGCAAATACAGTTCTTAGTTTTAGTTATACAGGTGCTACAGGTTCAATCTACATCCCACTAGTAAACAATAACTTAGACTTTAGGGATATAACTCTACGTCAAACATCAGCTAACAGGTTGATTCAAGTACAAGCTGGTTTCGCATGTAACATTGATGTGATTGATTCTGATCTAGGTTCAAAAACCAACAACAGCCAGACTAACGTCATCTTCAAGTATGCTGGGTCAACTATCCTATACAGGTCAAGGTTGTTAGGACCAGAGGTTGCTGGTGCTGGTTATCTGTATGAAGGTAACAACACAGCTGGTGAAGAACTTGTGTTGTACTCTAGTGTTATTGATGGTGGTAACCAAAACGCTAACGCTAGGAGAACATTTAGAGCTTATAACTCACTATTCATAAACTCCGTAGCATGGGCTATTGGTTCAGATGCAACAACGTATGCGCCTATACTAGAGAACTGTATCTTCTGGAGTCCGTATAATGACACTGATTTCAATAATGGTGTTGTTACTAAAACAGGGATTGATAACTGCCGATTCCAGCAGGCTATTGACCAGTCATCCTACGCAGGCACTCCTTTTGGCGCTATTGCCAATGTAAACCCTTGTGTAAATGCAGCGGCAGGAAACTACACGCCCAACGATCAACTGTTTGCCTACACGACAAATGGAACAGGCGTTTGTACTGTGACTGATGCAAGTCATAAACTGCAAGTAGGTAACGTGGTGACTATTAGCGAGTCTGGGCGCGGCGTTGATTTGGATGGCCTTAGAACAATCACAGCAATCAGTGCTGGCGTTAGTTATTCGTTTGCCTCTACCGCTATATCTGTAAGCGGAAACTGCAAGGTGGATGCGATGGCGGCGGCTGGAAAGCCAACAGCTATCAAGCACAGGTACGACCTTAACAAAGCACCATTTAAAACCAGATGTTCAATTGGTCCTGTTCAGGCATAGAAAATGATAGAAAAAGACCCCCTAAGCTATCCACTCATCACCTACGCCTGGGTATTTTTACTCTCCATGGTCGGTGGTGTGGTCAGTTTTAATACCAAGATTCGTAATGGCCACGCGCGACCATTCAATTTCATGGAACTGATCGGCGAGATCATGACCAGCGCCTTTGTGGGCGTGATTACGTTTTGGCTATGCGAAGCGGCCAACGTGCCAGCATTGGTCAGCGCGGCGATGGTCGGCATATCAGGCCACATGGGCAGCCGGGCTATTTTTTTTTTGGAACGTTGGGCAACCAACAAGCTGCCCTTGCGTGATGACGAGCCAAAGCTATGACTAAGCTAACAGCACTCACTACGTTTTTACTCAATTTAAACCTGTTTGCAGCTGAACAGCTGGAATCGTTCGTCGACGATCTGACGATAATGCCTGCGTGTCGCACTGCGGCGGCTGGTCAAATCGTCGTTTGTGAAATGGATTACACAGCTGCATTTTATATCGAACGCTTCCCGCACGGCAGCACACCCGCGCCGCTGCTGTTTGCGCAGATCAGCGCCTGGTTATTGCAAAACGATCCTGATCGTCACGCCGGGTTTGATTTTCCGGTGAACGTGGACATTTTGGACGACAGCACTGCCGATCTGGAAATTCGCATCGGCTTCCACGAAACCAGCACCGCCACTCAGCACCCCAGCGGCGACATTCTGTTTAACGGCCAAGGGTATGTGTTAGATGCTTAATGTCAGCGTACAGGGTGCAGATTTAGTCATCCGGCAATTGTCGACCATCAAATCACCGACTGTTCGCCGGCGGATTTTCATGCAAGCCGCGCGGCAATTGATCAAGTCATCTAAGGCACGCGTCAGTAGTCAAACCGATTTGGACGGAAAACCATTTGCTCCAAGAGTTAGGGTTCGCAAACGTAAAATGCTGGCAAAATTGATGCGTTATATTTCGCAAACAATCACTGAATCTGGCGGAGAAGTAGGCTGGAAAAGAAAAGAATCAGGTGAGATTGCTTATAAACAACAATATGGTTTTGTCGAAAAATTCAATAAAAGCCAATTCAAGAACAGAAAACCGTTAAATAGAACAGAACCAGCCACCCGCCAACAAGCCAAGGCGTTGTTGGAAGCCGGTTACAAAGTGCGCAGCAAAGGCAAAGCCTTAAAAACGCCGACGCTGAAATGGATCACCCAAAATCTAAGCATGGGCCAAGCCGGTTTAGTTCTGCGGTTGTTACGCGGGGCAAAAACCGAGTGGACCACCACGTTGCCGCCACGGAGTTTTCTGGGTGTGACGGCCGAGGATTTAAAAACCCTGTCGGCACTGATCAACACCGAATTGCAAAATGCCTTTAACGGCGTGGTGGCGGCATGATTACCGTGCTGGATTTAACCCCGATTGTCGACAAACTGAAAACCGATTGCGCGTTGTTGCAGAACCGCGCCTTTGAAACCGTGGCCAACAACGATGCCGCGTATGAACTGTTTGGCGCACCGGCGGCGTTTGTGTACCTGGCTAACGATGCCTCAGAACCGAATGCAGTGATTTCCAGCGTGTTGCAATCGCACGCGATGAGCATTGCGGTAAAAACCACGGTCCGCAAAACCCAAAGCCTTACCGACCGGCTAAACACAGCCGACGCGGCTACCTTGCGGGCAGTCAGACAACAACAACTGAATGCGCTGCTGGGTTTCAAGCCCGCCGGCGCTGAAAAACCTTTGGAACATGCCAGCGGCGAACTCACGGAAACCGACCGCTATCTGGTGTGGATAGACCTGTACAACACTCACGATTATTTAACCAACCTATAAGGAACCGCCATGGCCAAAGTATCCACCTGGACAGACGTTGACGTATTCATGGAATCCGCCATCGCTGCCGAAAAAACCATTACCGCTATTTCCAAAGCCGCAGAAGGCTCCGTCAGCGCGGTGGCCCATGGCTATTCAAACGGCGATTATGTTTTGATCAAAGCCCAAGGCATGGCCGAAGTGAACGGGCGGATTTTCAAAGTCAAAAGCGTTGCCACCGATTCGTTTGTGCTGGAAGGTGAAAACACCACCAACTTCGCCACGTTTACCTCCGGTTCTGCGCAAAAACTGACCTTTGGTACCACGTTGTCCACATTGACATCGGTCAACGGTTCCGGCGGTGAATTTGATTCGATCGACACCACCACCATTCATGACAAAGCCAAGTCCAGCATTCCCGGCATGGCCTCAGCCAGCGAATACACCTTCGATTCAATCTGGGACGTATCCGACGCCGGTTTGATTGCCGCCAAACAAGCCTCTGACACCAAAGCCCAAAAAGCCTTCATGATCGTGTTTAGCAACGGCCAACGGGTATTGTTTTACGGCTATATCGGTGCTCAGTTACAACCCGGCGGTTCAACCGGTGGCATGGTGACCACCAGCGTCAAGATCACTGCGCAAGGTTCATTGACTGCTTACCCAAGTTAATCATGAGCCAAATCCTGATCGACAAAATCAAAAAAGCCCGCGAGCTGTTGGTAGTTGCCAACGGCTTGCAGTTTACTGTTCGGCGGCCTGACGACTTGGAAGTAATCGAAATGCGCGGCAAAGGCATCAGCCAGCGCGACATTTTGAAACGCTTTGTGATCGGCTGGGTGGATGTGCGGGAAATGGATTTAATACCCGGCGGCACACCCAAACCGGTGGAGTTTGACGCGGACCTGTTCATTGAATGGGTAGCTGATCAGCCAGCGGTGTTTATCACCCTGATTGAATGCATCCTGACCGCCTACAAAGCCCACGAACAAGAACGGGTAGACGCGCTAAAAAAGCCCGACACTGGCTCGAACTGAGCCAGCTGCCCGGCGGTTGCAAAGACCCGCAGCCGCTGTGGCTGCAACTGGCTACCAAAGCATGGAATTTAATGGGCGGCATCGATTGGGCCGCTCTGCCCGTGGTAGCCGAAATACTGGGCATACACGACATTGAAACCTTGCTGTATCACCTGAACTTAATCCGCGACACGCAACGAGAACGCCATGGCTGACATGAATCTTAAAATCAAGATAGGCAGCGACAGCAAACAGGCTGAAGACAGCGTTGGGCGGGTCAATGCAGCGTTGAAAGGCCTGGAAAGCTCAAGCCAAAAACTGAACGGCATGCTGTCTGGCATGGGCGTGGCGTTGTCGGTGTCTGGCTTTGCCGCGTTTATTAAGTCGGGCATTGACGCGGCGGATGCACTCAATGACCTGGCGGACCGCTCCGGCATTGCCATTGAAAAACTGGCGGGCCTGGAATATGCGGTAAAAATCGGCGACACGTCGATGGAATCGTTTATTTCCGCC